CATCTTAAGTCAGTCTCTGTCCGATAGCTACAAAGTTGGTGGAAAGAGTGTTTCTATTAACAGTCCGGAGAGTATTCATATAAACCAGGCACACGTTCAAGTCGTAAACAAAATGAGACAAAGAAAGCCTGGATCAGAGCCACAATCTGGTGATCGTGTACCATATTTGCTCACAAAAACGGATAATCCTAAAGCGAAAGCATTCGAGAAATCTGAAGATCCTAAATATGTAGAAGAGCATAATATACCCGTCGATTACCACTATTATTTTGTGAATAAGTTTTTGAACCCTGTATGCGATTTACTCGACCCGTTATATGAAAATACCAAACAGGAAATTTTTGGTGAAATTATTGAACAGTATAAACCACCAAAGAAAGTCACCGGTCCAGCTTTGAGTGGTATGAAAAAGGAACAGTTGATTGAAGAATGTGAAAAGAATAATATTAGTAGTGACGGCACGGCGTTGGTATTACGGGATCGTATTAAATTGTTTAGACAAAAACAAAACTCTGTTGAAGACTTATTTAAAAACTACGCACAAAGTACAAGTAAGACATGAGTGCCAAGAAAATTGTTAAAATCGTCACGGAAAATATCAGAAAGTTAGTATCGGACCAACTTCCTTCTCTCATAGAAGATGCAGTCGATGAAGTCATCCACGAAAGGGTTGATGATGAACTATCTCAAACAACTTCCGAAGAGATGAGTAAAATTCTTGAATTTATTCATAAGAAACACGCGGTGCCTCTGGATTTACTTTTGCGTGATGCCGAGGAAGCGCGTAACACTAATATCTGTAAAGGAATCGTAAAAGATTCTGATGGAGAAACCCGAAGGTGTAGTTTTAGGGGTAAATTCGATGGATATTGTAAATTTCACAAAGACCAAGGTGAACGTATTCAGAAACGTGTCCTTCAAAGTGGTGATCATTTTACAAGTGCATGTAATGAAGTTAGAGAAGCTCAATCAGAGCTTAGAGATTTGGGAATATTATAATATATGAGCAAATCGACTATTCTACTAACATCAATAAATGGCTTTTATGGAGACGAAAAGAATCGAACTAAATTAATGAATATTCTAGATAAAACGAGTGGTATTTCACTTAGAAATTTAGAATGGTTCATCACAAATTATGCGAAAAAAAACAATACATCATACACGACGACCGACGGTAAACTTTTTACCGTACACTGTGCGTACAAGAGTAGTCTTGATGGATACTCCAAAAAACTTTTTGACCCTTTTTGTAGGTCTCAAAAGTTTGCATATACTATTCCCGGTACATCTCATGAAATTCATACAACGCTTGCACAGTTAAATTTCATCAAATGGTGTATTAAGAATAATATTATCGAGTATATTTCAAACAACAAGACGTCACTTTTTAGTAAGCAAGTGACATGAAACCCTTATCAAAAATATAGGTTTGATATCCTGTATAATACATCTGAAGTGAGTATGTTTTATTGACTATATCAACAAGTGACCCACTCGACGTATCTAATTTTACTTCGATGGAAGTCTTATCAGATTGTATCTGACTAAAATCCAGGTTTCCCGATGGCTCCACATTAATCGGATTCATCGAGAAACTGTATGTATATACATTACGTATAGGTCTTGAAAGTCTATTCTTATACGGAATTAGGTATTTGTAATAATTATGATTTGTATTCGAAACGTTAGGTAATTTATTTCCGTTGATATTAAAACTTGCTTCACTCATGATGGGATGAAAGAATGTCTGTACCTCGTCGAAATTTACATTAGATGAAAAATTGAATCGATTTTGATAAAACTTTTCTTCTTGTAAAGCTTTACCCCCGGTGGAATCGGTGACATCTTCAAATTCTGTATTTCTTAAAAACCAATGAATACATTTTACTGGAATATTCGGTACGAGGTTATTTTTGATAACGTCTTTATTTACATCACTGATTATACTTGGGTGCTTGCGTACGATATCTGTTATGAATGTCTGGGGTTCACTCGCTAGGTACTGTCGTTCTTCCGGACTTACCGTTATTTCTTCTGTAACGAGTTTAAACTCGGGGAGTGAGAGAGTGGTTCCCGTATCGGTAAAAAAAGTTTGTGGGTGAAACTCCAACTCGAATTCTATTTTTTGACGGTGTACAGCACATACTGGGAAGTATGGACGATTTGGTTTATTTGAAGAATATTCATCACTCGCATACTTCCTCGAAAAGAAGAAGTGTAGGGGTATCACAAGGTCGGATGAATATTGTGCATCGTAACCGATACTTCTATTAACAAGAAACCTATTCGCCACTTTCTCAGACATTTCTAAATAAAGTTCATCATATATGACTCCCCAATCATCATGTATTTTTTCCACCTCTAGCTCGTCGACAAACATCGTGACACTTTTAAGAATGTGTCGACCGAGTTGGTCTGCATAGTTTTTTCCACCCCCAAAATCTGAGAGGCCCGGCATGGTAATACTCAACCACATGTTACTCAAAAGATCACCCATATTTTGAGGATTGAATTGAACTTTGATTGTTTGTCCAAACGGCCACCCGGATATTTGTCCGGGATTAATCACGTTACGACTTCTGTGATACTTCCTAAATTCGGAGTGTCGTGTCATATCTCGATCCTTAAAGAATGAGTCTTCTGGGTCTTTGGAAAGAAGGTGTATATCCTGCTTTCCAATAGCTTTGAGAGAAATCTTAGCAGCTTCACCCATACTTATCTATTGTTTATATATTTTTAATATCATTCTTCCACATGTTCATAGCTGTAGTAGACTTCATAATCTCGAGATCCCTTTTCGCCTGTTCGGATTCTTTGAGAAGTTCGCGAACACTCTCATCCGTGTACTGAACGGTTCTAATATTCAAAAGGTAGTCATATGTTCCACCAATTTGTGGGAAGAGTCCAGAAAGTTGGTTTTCGAGTTCTTGCTTTTTACGGCGAAATACAATGATATCACCGTTGATGACCATGGATACAAATCGAGACTTGTAATCACACATCTGTGCCTTTGCCTCCAGAACTTTGATGAGATGTTCTTTCCGCTTCTTGTAATACTCGTAGCGAAGCTCAATAAAATCTTTTAGAATGAGTTCTGGACTTTGGTATTTATGAATACCCTTTGTTGGATGAAAGAGGTGCATATTGGTTGTGCGGAGTGTCTTTTGAAGCTTGAGATCCTTAACGGCATCTTTTCCATTGTAATCTTGGATGAGAAAATCCACATTCTCAGTTGTACTGTTATTTGTGAAACCACTAATGATTTTCTTTTCAATTAGGGTATCGAGGTGTTCTTTGTAATCTTGGGTCCAACGTCCCGGGGGGAGTTCGGTCACCTTAACCGTCCTCCCAATACTACTCCATACACCTTGGGTCATCCATGAATCATCATCTTGTTCAAAAACCTTCCCCTTGAAACCCCTGAACCAGGGTTTCATTTTTTGAATACTTTTACCATTTAATACATTTGTAATGTTGTCACGAATATCCTTGGGATTGAATGGAGGTACGTAGCAACTGAAACCAGTACCGATACCTTCACTTCCGTTAACCAAGATCATAGGTAGCGTAGGCATGTAAAAGTCTGGTTCAATAGACCGTCCATCATCATCCAAATAATTAAGAATCGCATCATCCTTGGGATCGAAAAGCTTACGAGCCTCGGATGTCAATCGTGTGAAGATATAACGAGTCTGGGAGGCATCCTTTCCCCCCATCAGTCGTGTTCCAAATTGACCACATGGCTCTAGGAGATTGATGTTGTTAGAGCCCGTGTAGTCGTTTGCTAGTTTGACAATGGTGTCGGCCAAACTTACTTCACCGTGGTGATAGGCACTCTTCTCAGCTACGAAGGCGGCCAATTGTGCCACCTTCATCTCAGCAGTCAAATTCTTTTGAAAACACGAATACATAACCTTTCGTTGGGACGGTTTGAGTCCATCACAAACGTGTGCGATGGAACGTTTCAAATCCGCCAATGAGAAGTTTACCAGGTCCTTGTGAACAAAATCAGTGATGTTCAACTGTTTCACATTACCATAAGGAACCTCTAGCTCCTTGGGGTCTTTCGCTGTGCTTTCAAGAAGCCACGTCTTTCGATCATCAGCCTTTTTCTTATCAAAAGCCAAAGTAATAGATTTATCAGACATCACATCTGTATCAAACTTGACTGTGAGATCTTCGATTTGCTTGAAATACTCACGTGCCTCCTTCGAAGTTGAGGTACCGAGACCCTTGTAATACTTGATGCGCCACCCGGGTTGTCCATTTCCATACCAGGTCCTGAATTTAGAATCCGTATAGAACGACTTGGTTTGGTTACCCCTAGTAGCCTTGATAATCGGGGTGACCATCGATACGACGAATCCCAACTTGAGGAGACTGGGCCAAAAGTAGTCAATCATGTTGAGAATTAGACCCTTGATATGCGAACCGTCGTTATCTGCGTCTGTCATGATCATGAGACGACCATAGCGAAGCTCGGATACATCATTGTAGTTCTTCCCCTGTTGGAGACCCAAGATCTTCTTGAGGTCATTGAACTCCTGGTTCCCAGTCAGCTGTGCCACGGAGGCATCACGTACATTCTTACATTTACCACGAAGTGGAAACACACCGTAGTGGTCTCTACCAACAACGGATAGTCCAGCGACGGCCAGAGTCTTTGCTGAGTCACCCTCTGTGACGATAAGGGTACACTTTTTGGATTGAGCTGTTCCAGCTTTGTTTGCATCATCCAATTTAGGGATGCCAGTAATCTTAGACTTTCGTGCTCCACCATCAGTCTTGGCGAGCTCCTTCATCTCTTTGAACTTTGAGAGAGCTGTAAGCTCATCGGAAATACCCGTTTTTAGGACGTTTTTAACAAAGGTTTTAGGCATCTCAAATTTAGATCCAAAATCCTGTACCTTGAGTGTGCATTCAGATTTGACCTGACTCGAGAACGAAGGATTCTCAAGGGTGGCCTTTACAAAGATATTGAAGGTGTTCTTCACTTGTTGAGGCTTGAGTTTGATCTTCTTTGCCATCTCATCAATAATACCCGATGCAACTAAGGATGCCACGTGGTCTACATGGGTACCACCCTTGGTTGTACAGATACCGTTCACAAAGGATACCTGCTCTAGACCATTCTCTGAAGGCCCTATACATACAGACCAACGGTCTCCTGTGACTGATGTGACATTCTCAACACCTTCATGCATCTTGGCATAGGTATCGAGGTTCTGTTTGGGTAGAACATCTCCATTGAACTTGACCTTACAGTTTGGGGTTGTGCAAATATTTGCATCCCAAACTCTCTTTTGGAAAATCTTATAGATGGCATTTTCCATCTTAGAAAGTCCAAATCTTCGCCAGTCGGGGACAAAGGTCACAGAAACAGATGACGTGGCACCCGAATGTTTTTTGATTTTTGGTGGTTCACAGACGGTCATATTTTTAGACCATTTCTGTGTATAGGTCTGTTTATTTTCATGGTCCTTGATCACGATAGAAAAATCTGATGAGTAGATATTCGTTAATTTGGCTCCATAACCATTACGTCCCCCGACCACACGCTTTTTGGAGTCGTCATAGTTGGTACTCGTGAGGAGATGCCCAAATGTAAGTTCTGGGTTCCATAGACCCTCCTTTTCGTGCATACGAACACCGATACCACCGAGAGGTCCATTGTTCTCGATAGTCACGGCACCCGATTCCTTGT